CTGAGCTTCCTGCCCGCTGAACTTCTCCATCAAGAACTGGACTTGCTCAGCAGCAGACGCTCCCTCTTCCTTCATCTGCTTCAACTCAGGCACGAACCGCCCGAGCATGCGTGCTTCGCCGCCCTCGCTAATCCTCGCAAGCTCCTGGCCCACTGTAGCAGCTTCCATCCCCAACGCCGCGCCAATATCCACCGACGCACGGAGGAACTTCTCGACGTCACCCGCTGCCACGCCCACGTTGATCATGGTCGCAGCCAGGTCGTTCATCGCGTCGTCTTCGGCGCGCGTCTCCTGCTGCATCCTAGACGTCAGCGCCAGGATCTTCTCTTGCTCGCTGCGCCGTCCCTTGAGCGCGGCGAGCAAGCGGTTCTCAGAGTCAACCGCTTGCTTCGCCGATTCAAGAGTCTGACTGATTGCGAACGCCCCAGCGGCAGCGCCAGCGAATGCCGCTAGCCCGCTTGTCAACGGGCCAAGAGCAGACTTCAGTCCGTTCATCCCACCAGTGACCTTGCTCACACCCGCTTCCAAGTTACGGAGCGTGGGCGTGAACTTATCCTGGAGAGTGACGAGCAGACTGATTATGCCCTGGTCGTTAGCCACGAAGTTTCCTCGCCTCTTTCATCAACGCCTTGCTGCCCTCTTCGGACAGTGCGCCTGCGATAGACAGCGTCAGTACGTCAAGCGCGTCCGCGCGCATGCGGTTGTACATCTGCGCGGACCGGTCACACCAGTACTCGAACTGCGGGAACGTCCAGCCAAGATACGGTAGCCCTGGCTGTCTACGCTCTAGGATGTCGGCGCGGCGGTGGCCGGCGAAGAGGAGGCGCTGGAGAAGATCTCCGTAATCTTCTTCTGCTTCCCCGTCACCTGAGCGTAGACGTTCTCCACCGTCGCCAGCCAAGGGCGCCACTTCTTCTCCTCACCGAAGGACTCGAGCAACCACGCTTCGATGATGGGCGCCACGCAGTAATGCGGCAGGTCATCGATAACCACATCCGGCGTCTCGAACGTGACGCACTCCGCCACGAGGTCGAGCAGATTGTCGATGGCGTACGGAACGAGCTGCATCATGACTCGCTGCGAGAACGCGGCGGCTGCCGCCGGATCGGACTTGAGGTTTTCCGGCACCTTCGTTCCGACGATCGCCATGACCGCGCCGGTGACGTCCTTGCTGAAGCGCCGCAGGTGGCGGAACCCAAGCGGGTACACCGTCACCAGGACCTTCGTCCCGTTGACGTCGAGCTCGACGTTGCGACCAGGGAACAGCGGCTTGAGTGAGTCCTTCGGCTTCGTGTCCTTCGCGTCCTTTGCCATGACGTCCTCCGGAGCTGAGGTGAACCTCTAGAGGACCGCGCCCTAGAGGTTCGTCCACACCCACACCCGTGGCTCCGACACGGATGGCGATCAGGGCAGGAAGTGGCTTGGAGCTTTGTGCGGCTACGACTCGTCGGGCAAGTCTCCGACGAACTGCAGGAGGCGACCCGCCGGCACGGCTTCGGTCGGCTGGCTGATGATCTTCACCGTGATGGTGAAGTCGCTGAAGTCCGAGTCGTTCGGGTTGAAGCCGTTCGGCGTCATCGAGCAGTAGAACTCGCGCGCCGACTGCTCGCCGTTGTCCTCGCGAGAGAAGACGAGGATGGCCTTGCCCTTCACGTTGTCCTGCAGGTCGTGCGGGTTGATGAGCCGCTGACCCGACAGTGCGGCGGTCTGGAAGATGACGACGATCTCGTCCTCCGCCGCGATGGCGCCGCCGTCTCCGGTGGCGATGATGCGAATGAAGCCGCGGTCGAGCGAGACGTCCTCGAAGTCCACGTCCGGCCCGTAGATGGTGCCGGCGTCGCCCGCGTCTGCCTTGTAGATGAGGAGACCGGAGATGGCCACCTCGTCTGCGACGGGCGCTTCCTCGACCGTGATCACTGCCGGACCGACCCCGGCCGCGGAGACCACGGTGTACGTCCCCGCGTTGAGCGGATTCGCGAGGTCCAGCGTGCGGACGACGATCTTGTCGCCTGCGTCGAACTCCGACGCGATGTTGCCGGTGACCGTGATGGTCTTGTCCGACACGTCCATCGCTGTGATCTCGACCTCCGTCAGGTCGGCGCCAGCGTCGCGCACCATGAGGCCGATGACCTTCCCGAGCTTGTACATCGGGACGTCGTCGCTGTCGACGAGCTTCAGCAGCTTGCCCGGGTGCACGTGGTGCGACACCTCGTACTCCGTGACCGCCTGGGTGAACTCCGACGGGGGGTTCGCCAGGAAGATCAGCGCGAGGTTGTCCGGGTTCAGGTTGTTGCCCTGGATGTCGTACGACTCGTCGATGCTGGTCATGGCTTCGTCGACCAGCTTCTTGCGGCCACCGTCCGAGTCCATGAGGCTGACCTTCTCCGTGGTCACGTTCGGCGTCGCCTTCTTCACGACCCCGAGGTCGATCCACGGGAACTTCGTGCCGTCATCTGCGTCGTCGCGCTTGTAGTAGAAGCGCGCGCCGGAAACCCAGAAGTTCTGGAATCCAACGTTGCTCATGGCGAAGCTCCTTTCCTAGTAGACAACGAAGAACGAAACCACGATTCCCTGCACCATTCGAGACGTGTCATGGAATTCAACTACATTTACACTCTCCCGATCTAGGCGATAAAGGACCGAGTCGCCGGCTGTATCGACTGCCTTCATCAGCCCTGTAATGATTGTCTCTGCGTCCGAGATAAGCCGGTCGATCTCGGCATCGTCCATTTGTGGGTCTGTGGTTTCCTCAGCCATACGCGACGCCATCTCAAGCGTCAACTTCCCTTCGTTCATGCCGCTGATCTTCAGAATAGAGAAGTCATCTACTTGAACTGACACAGCGAGCGGCCGTACGTCGAACGGAAATGACGACCAGTTGATCGCTCCGCGCTTGACGTAGTACGCGTTGTTGCGGACCTTGCGGCAAAGCTCAAGGAGCTTTGTCAGCATGACCTTCCGAGCTGGGATTGTACTTGCCACGTTACCGGCTCTTCTTGCCTTCGTTCGGAGACTCAAGGCGCTGAACAAGGTCCTTCAAGAAGACCGCCAGTTCATGCGTAAACGTCGGCGAGTACTTCTTCCAACCGTCGGTTAGCCACTTGCTTGCTGGGATATTGACGCGCTTGACAAGCATGTAGTACATCGTGGCGCTTGCCAAGTCGACCTTGCCGTCTTCACCCTTCTGAATCGTAGCCGGGTCGTACAAACCACCGACTGCAACACCTGAGTTCCGGAACGGGATGAACTTCAACTCTCCAGGGTAGCCGCGCGGTCCGCCGAAACGATCCACGCCGGCTGGAGTCAGCGCAGCTTCTTGCGGGATCGCCAAGGCCTTTGCCTTTACCGGACGGATCTCTCCACCGCGCTGCTGAATCCCTCCGTACTTCGTAGCCGGTCCTCGCAGCGTTCCAACCCGGATGGCAGGAAGACCTTTGTAGTCTTCCATCAACCCAAGCACGCTGCCAGCCAAGCGCCCCGTCCTGCGACTCAGTCGCTGCCCTGACAGCATCGTACGCACGATGTGCCCGCCAGCCTTTGGCGCGTGCAGCGCGAAGAAAGGACGCAACGCGTTTCGGAAACCAGACGGCGTCAGCAGCTTACGGAGCTTCTCTAGCGCCTTCTTCGACGCCGGCGTAAGCCTGATTTCCAGTCCGAGCTCTTCAGCCATTAGACCTTTCGTGCGTGGCGCTCAGCGGCTGACTTGAACAGCGGCGCGTAATCCGCAGTCTCCAACACCCCGCCGCCACCTTCGAAGTTCTGTGACTTCACCACGACCTTACCATCGCTGAATCGCGCAAGCTTGAACTTCGCCTGCACGATGAACGCGTTCTGGATGTCAGCTGGAGCTTCTTTGTAGCCGCCGCTGTACGTCACACGAACCTGGCGTTCCCAGTACCCGCCGATTCGCTCAAGCATGCGCCTGCCCACAAGCTCGAAGTGCTCGTCTTCGACTAGCTCTTCCCAGTCCTCGCCAGCGCGCGAGCGCACCTCTACAGTAGCGAGCTCGTCCACAGGCAGGAGCTGCAAGAACACTTTTGTGTACCGTTCTGTGCGCGGCAGGACCAGCTCTTCGTACTCGTCGCGGTAGTTCCACGGGCGACCGGTCTCTCGCTCCCACTCAGCGATGACCTCGGCTACGATGCCAGGCAGCTCGGCATCGCGGTCAGGCGGCAACGCGGGGACCAGAGCAGCCCGAAGCGTCTCTACCTTGATCATGCCGTCCTCACGCGTGCGGGGCCATGGACAGGACCACGCGCACGTAAAACGGGTCCGTGTGCCGCCACTCATCGTCGATCTTCAAGGCGACTTCTCCGACGTACAGCCCAGCGACCAGTCCATTCGCTTCTGACTGCGTGATTGACGCAGTCAGCTTGGAGTTGTCAGCATCGACTTCCAAGTTCGCTGCGCTGGTCTGTCGCTTGAGGAGGTACGTAGGAGAAACCGCTGAGCCTTTGATGATGAGCGACGCAGCTGTCACTTCTGACAGGTCTTCAGCAGTGTCCGCCTCGTCGAAGAGGAAGATGTCGAACGGCATCGCGGAACCGATGATGAGCGTCAACGTCGCTAGCTCGTCGGTCACGCTTGCCTCCTATGCTGCAGTCGCGTACGTACTGCGGGTCTACGAAGAACGGCTCGCACCGAAGGAGCCCGACCCGGATTGGTCGAGGGTGCCTCCTTCGGTGCGTCTCCAATCGCCCTGCGCCGCGGGGAATCGTCCATGGAGATGCCGTGCTCGGCGGCCGACTACTCCGGAGTCCCGGAGTTGGTCTGCTTGTAGAAGAGATCGTCCTCGGTGTCGCTGGGGTGGCGCAGCAGGTCGAAGACGACGTACATCACGCAGACCAGCGCAGAGAACGCGGCCGCGTTGAGGCAGGAGATCCGGATCGCCTTGTACGTCGTGCCGTCGATCCGGGTGAGGTCCAGCGTGCCGAGCACGCCCTTGCCGTCGTCGGAGTCGGCGACCTCCGCCGCGGTGAACTTCAGGTCCGTCACGCCGTCGGCTTCCTTCAGCGCTTCCCACGTATCGTCGGAGCGCTTCTGGCCCTGCACGGTGAACGTGAGAACGGCACCGGCAGCGATCACGCCGAGACCGAGGAGGAAGGAAAGCTGACGGCCCTTCTTCCACGGCTCGACGATCGTGTTGCCCGTGACCGTTGCGTCGTTCACGTCCTGCGGCTTGAGAGCGACGAACGGCGTCGCCACGCTGCTGTGCGTCACGCGAAGAAAGAAGTTGTTGCCCTTCATGACTGCCTGTCTCCTTTGACTCTCCCGACTCCCGTGTCTGGTCCGAGCAGCAGTCGGGTGCCGCTCGGACCAGTTCAGCTCACTTGTGTCACGGGTAGTTTACTGTGTGCGTCCTTCGACTAAGCCGCGTCGCGAGCGCGCGCGTTCGGGCAGACGATGATGCTGCGCGGCTGGCGCGTGGCGATGTCCGCCCGCAGGCGCGCCTTGATGTACGTGTGGTCCGACGTGAAGCCCTTGCCCTTGCCGGCGTCGTCGTCGATCTCGAGACCGCCCCAGCGGCCGAGGACCACGTCCCCCAGGTTGCCGCCGATGACGGTGGTCGCCTCGGACGCGCTGGTGGACGCGAGGCCCATGGACTCGCCCGCCTTGTGGGCCGAGCTGATCTGCGGCGTCTTGTCGAACGTCCCGACGATGTTCTGGATCTCCGTGTCCGTGAGGAACGGAGCGCCCATGAGGTACGCCATCTTTTTCGTCTGCCCGCTGAACATCTGGACCTTGTCCTGCTTGCGCCGGTTCCAGTAGCGGGGCGAGGAGATGCGGCACGCCGTCTCGTCGAGGACGATGTCGTCTTCCTCGAGCGCCAGGTCCATGTTCATGAGCCCGTCGAAGCCGAGCTCACCGATGGCCCAGTCGGCGACTGCCTGCGCCTCGGCCTGCGTCTTGACCGAGTCGTCCGACGCGTCGTAGACCTTGATGCCCGGCTGGTTCACGATGCCGAGAGGCATGTGGTCCGAGCCGTTGCCGAACGCGACCGTCCAGTCGAGCTTCTTCGCGAGCGCGCGGATCAGGTCCGTGCGGAGAAGGTTCTCGAAGCCGAACCCGGCCATCTTGCGCATGTCCTCCGTGAGCCGGATGAGCACGCCCATCTTGTGCGGGTTGAGCGTGACGTCGCCGACGTTCGTCTTCGACTCGGCGTACTCGTCTTCCTCGCCGAGCCAGTACGCGACCAGCCCACCGTCGAACTTCGGGATGGTGACGTTGCCGCCCACCAGGCCGTCGAGCACGGAGACGCGCGTCGTCCCCTCGCCCTGCAGGCTGACGAAGACGGACTTGGTGTAGACCGCGGCGATGACCTCGGGGATCACCTGGTCCGGCACGAAGAAGCCGGCCGACTGGTCGTCACCGATGACGTGCGACGCCTTGGTCCTGGCCGCGTCCAGGATCTCCTTCTCCTTCCCGGCTCCCTTCCAGTTCCCCGTCTTCGCGCCGACGAAGGCCTTGAGAAGAGAGAACTTCTCGTTCTCGATGCCGGGCACGTAGAACCCGCCCTTGCTGCTGCGCAGCGCGCGCACGAGGACGTCCTGCGCGGCCTTCATCCGCTCCACCTCGGTGACGACCTTCTCGAGGTTGAGCTTCTTGAAGGCATCGACGGAGTCGAGCACCAGCTTCACCCGCTCCTTGAGATTCACGAGCGAGTCCTCACCCGTGAACATGCCCTCGAGCCGCGCGACGACTGCGACGGCTCGCGCTTCTAGCGCCTTGAGCTCCTCGTCCGTCAGCATGACCGTGTCTCCTTCCTCTGTTCCTAGCGTACTCGACGCGAGTACGCTTTACTTCTGCGGCGCGAGCCGTTCGAGCCGCGACAGTACATCGTTGAGCCGCGTCATGACCTGAGCCTGCCCCTCCTTTCCGCTCCCGGAGCCGCCCTTCGACTTCGCCGGAGGCGGGCCGCCCGCCCCGGTATCCGAGGACGGCTTCGAGCCTGGAGCAGGCTCCTGCGCCGGGTCCTCGCTTCCCTCTTCCTTGACGAGGGAAGAGACCATCGCGTGTACTTCGTTGATCTGTGCAGTCATCTGCATCACGCCCGCGTGCATCTCTGTGAGCATCTGCAGCGGGTCCTTTTCCGGCTGCGCCTGCGGGTCTTCTGCAGGCGCTGGCGCCGGGGCGGGCTTCTCTTCGCCCGCAGGCGGAGGCGCAGGCGCACGCACGACCAGCACGCGCGCGAGCTTCTTCTCGACCAGCTCGACGGGCTCGTCGAGATCCGTAGTGGACTTGAACTCGTAGTCTGGCCAGAGCTTCCGCGCGATCGGCATCAGCGCGCGCTCGAGCTGGACGAACGCGTCTTCGCTCGACTCTTCCAGCGCCTGCCTGCGCGCGACCTCGCGCAGGACGTTGAAGTCCAGCGCGCGCAGCTCGCTGGCGTTGTCTTCGAGCGCCGCGGGAACGACTGCGCCAGGGTTCGCCGGGATGGTGCATGGCGAGAACTCGAGCAGGTGGTTCTGCTCGAAGATGAGACCCCACTTGCCGAGACCCAGCTGCCCGCGCTCCTTGTCGTCCTTGATGTCCACGACGCGATCGGGCTGGAACCCCACCGACCCGCCGACCATCACGCGGCTCTTGACGAGACGATACACGGAGTCCGCCACCGCAGAGTCGCCGTCCGAAGCGAAGAGGCAGAGCAGGTACAGCGCCTTCCCGTCGTAGTCCTTCTCTGAGCGGTCACGCACCTGCCAGTCCACGACGCGCCCGACCGGGGGCGAACCCCAATCGTGCGACAACGGCATGGGGCTGTTCTTCTCGAAGATGTCGTACAGCCAGTCCTGCCGCACGATGTCACCCATGCCATCGACCCGCTCGTCGCTCGCCCAGTATGGGACCGCGCGCGTGAGGTAGTCATCACGCCACGGCATGCCGCGTTCTGACACGAGCTTCTTGAGCGACTCGGCGTTGGGCGTTGGCAGCTTGGCAGCCTTCCGCCTGGGAGCGAAGTTGTACGTGGCCTGCTTCTGCACGATGAGCAGCCCGTCCTTGCTCGTCTTGACGTAGCGCGTCGGGTCCACGCCAGCTGCCCGCAGACGCTCAAGGACGAACGCCACCTGCCTCTCGCCCTTCTCGTGCGCCTCGCCGCTCTTCAGCACCTTCATGTCCGGTCTCCTTGTTACACAGGGATCTTGAGGCAGCGGCAGTTGATCAGCAAGCCCAAGTCCGAACAGCGCGTATCGCCTGGATACTCCAGCCGACCGCGGTTTTCTTCCGATACCAGCTCCAGGTAGTTGTAGCCGCGCTTCATGTTGCCCGCGTCGCCGAAGACGACGTGCTGCCACCGCACTACTTCATCACCAGCCGTGCTCCACTCTTCCTCTTCCACTCCCTGCGCATCGAAGATCTGGTCGCGCGCCCCGTTCATGAACGACGCGGACTCTGTACGCGCTACTTGCAGAGACTTGGCAGAAGACGACGCGATGTCGTACACTTCGCCGATGCGCACGCGAAGTTGCTGAACGGTCTCGCCAAGTTGCACGCCTTCTGTCAGCGACGTGATCAGCGCCTTCCGGACAGTCTCCGGCGTAGCGTTCACGAAGGTCTTCTCGCGGAGATTGAAGAACTCGATGAGCTTGGGAGACGAGATGTCGATGACGGGTATGCCGCCGATGTCCTTGATCGTGAACTCGAGCGTGTCCTGCAGAGCCTTCGAGTACAACGGCCGGAACTTCGCTTTCAACGCGGCCTTGCTGTTCTTGATGTTGGGCAGCTTAGCAAGCATCCCAGGGACGCGGATGACAGTGCCGTACGACAACCCCTTGATCATCGTGCTGGTCAAGTCGAGCGCCTTGTTGCCCTCTGACAGCTGGTCGAACCACGCAAGGATCGCGTTGCGCTCATCGCGCGCCCACTGGCGGTAGCGCT